TGCTTACATGCTGTATGCGGGATACTCTGAACATCTTCAACATAACTACCTCCTTAGGTATGTAAGACAATCTAGCAACTGTGTAAGACAAATGCAACTATCTTTTGAAAGATTTTTTAAGCCTTATTCTGTAAGGCTTTCAGCCGATTGCAAGCATCACAAACCTAGTTGCTTCACCACACGGTCAATGCCTTCTAGATATTCTTTGGCGATCTCGTTCTTGCGTTTGCGGACGGTCGGCCAGAAGAAGTAACCAGACTGACCGCGATGTCTCAAGAATTGTGTTGTTTTAGGTGTGGCACCGCCACCAAACTCTGCACCGAAGAACACATCGGCACGAGTCACCTTTTTTCTGCGTTTACTATTCGGACGAGACTTTGATATGAACGCTTCTTTACCACGCAACGAGATGGTTGGAATGCGATCGTTCTTCGCTCGTAATCCTTTGGCAACTTGTATCGCTTGACTAGCTCGACTAACCGATGCCGCTTCAATCCTAACTTTGCCTTCTAGATCTCTAGCGATCGTGTAGGCAACCTTGCGAATCTCGCCATTGAACTCTTTGCTTGCCTTCGAGAACTTGCGTAAAGTTTCAAACAAGTCTTTGACGATGACCGTGTTACCTGCGACAGCAGCTTCACCGGCACGACCGAGAGTTCCACCGGTGTCGCCTGGCAGATTAGGGAATGCTGAGTATGCCATCAGTTGATCCTTTGCGGTGGGTTCATCTTCACACTCTTCCAGCGCAGATAGCCGAGCATCGTGTACAGCATTCTAGGTGATTCTTGCAGAAGTAAAGATGGAGCGATGTGAGTCTCACACGCTAGGTATGCGATCAGCCAGTGAGCTGATTGCTCTCCAAAGGGTTGATCACCGCAGAGTCGGTTCCAACCTCCACACTCTCGATTGTTTCAATCCATTCTTCATACTTCATCGCGGTCTTCTTCGTACGCTTCTCAGCATGCCACGCCAACCATGCGAGATCGCTGAGGCGTAGTTCTGTTTGAAAGTTTGCGACCGAACGATTCTTCTCTGTTTCGAATGCGATGAAGTCGGCGAACTGTGCAGACACTTTCGTGGTGACAGCGTCCAGCGTTGTTACTTCTAGATTGATTTTCATTCTTACCTCCTGATTGTTTACTTAAGAATTATGAAACAGTTTTTGTGATCGCTCCGCTGATTGGCCACGTTACGTCCGCTGTGTTTAGCTCGCCCACGGCACCGTTTACCAAACTAAACTCCGTGCATAAAACACTGAAAGTGTAGTGAGGTGAAGCCGTTCCTGCTGCGGCTGTGCCTGCTGGTTTGATGATCATCGTGACAGCGGTTGAACCGATCAATGGTTGAACCAATCCGTCAATCGCGTTGTAGTCGTTCATCAATGAAAGTGTGACAGAGTTGTCGATCAATCCTGATACGCGGGTCACTGCGCCACCACTGCCGAACGAAGTTGTTGGAACTTCGGCTGCTGAGGTGCTTAGAGTTATTGCAGCCACGCTTGAGGTGATATCTGTGCCATTCAAAGAAACATTTGAGTTGAGAAGGACTAACTTTGCCATGATTATTTATCTCCTGCCGTTTCGGCTTTCGAGGTTGATTTATCTGCGACCAAGACAATGCGACCCGATTGCACTAATGAGTCTAGATGATCAACATCAGCCTCATCAATAGTGGCTGGATATTGTTTGTCAAGAACAGTGAAGCCCTCAACTACTTGATACTTTGCCATGATCTAAGCGTACACCACGACCCGAAAGTCAACAGTGAGGTAGGTGGTGTCGTTCGCGTCAACGGTTGAGATGTTGGATGCCTCTTCAACAATCAAGGTTTGGGCGTATCCGCCGAGTGTCTGGTCGCCTTCAATGGCGGCACGAATCCCGCTGTCGTAAGACAGATAAGTGTCGAGTAGGTTCTGCGATGTGCGTTCAGCTGCTCGTCCGACGATCACACTGACGGTGAAGACATGTGTGACAAGTCCTCTGCCCATCGCGCCGTGGTAGGTGATTGATTCAAGTGTCGGCCATGCGAGACCGCCGATTGAAGGGTTGACCTGGTCGGGTTGTTGTGCGAATGCGCGAAGGTTCGTGATTGTTGCGAGACGGGTCTGCAATCCTGTTTTGAGTTCGGTGACTGTTGCGGTCATGCAAACATTCGCATTCGGCGATATGGCTCGACAAGTTGTGCGACATCTGGGTCGAGTGCGCGTGTCACTCGTATCGCACCCAAGTCTCCGAAGCCGGCAACGCCGAGCGGTGAATCGTAACGTTTGAAGATTCTTGATGCCTGAATGATCACCGCTTGTGTAATCGGTTCAGGCACAGCAGGCCAACCATAAACCGCGGTGAGTTGCACCAATGCTTCTGAACCGTAGTTCGCGTTCAAGGTTGGGAAGAGGTAGTCGCCGACTGCGCGGATGCGTGTGTACGGAACAGTCAAGCCGTCAAGGATTCCGTTGACTGGTTCTAGTTGATAATCGGTTCGAGTGAATGTGACATCGAAGTTGCCGTCAGCCTGTGTTGAAGTTTTGAGTGTCAGTGCAGTCCCAGCGATGTCATCAATCTCGCACACAAACTCGTCACCAGCGGTGAACACTCTGGTTGTCGCGGATCCATATTGCCAGAACTGTCGGTTGGCGTAGCCATCAATCAGTCGACTGGCAGCTCCGGCACAGTTGTCAATCAGTTCGTCGTCTTGTGTGTCGGCTGTACCGATTCGAAGTGCAGCCTTAATTTGGTTGCGTGTGGCGTAGCCGTTAGTGATTGCCATAGTTCCTTATCTTACTTCAATATCAATGGTGGGAACTCTACACCAGGCACAACTTCATGTTCACGCAAGATCGCCCGCATCTGCTCACACTCAAGTTCGCCGTTCGCCTGCGGTGCAATCGAATATGAATCTGTTCGGCGAATATGATCGCCACACGGATTGCCTCTGAACGCAACTTTGTAGCCAAGTTTCTTAATCTCCATCCACTGAATCCAATCATTCCAAACGACTTTTCGGTACGGGATTGACCAGAGAACTGACCGACGAATCAAGGTTCCGCCAAGCATCGGGTTGTGAGATACATGAAGAATCTGATTGAAGGCTTCTTCGGTTGCAGTCCAAACTTGTCCATCTTGCATCCACGGATTAGAAATAATCTTCACATCATCATCAACATCGGTCAGACCGTCTAACGCGTCAGGGAACCAGATGTCATCCATCCCGACTGGCATCACCCAGTCGGAGTTCGCCGCGAACATTGTGTCATTCCAACTATTCCACTTGTGATGCGGTTGAACAATTTCGTGCCAATGCTTAGGCAGATTCAAAGCCACAGGCGAAGACACAATCACCTCATCAGGTTCAGTGTTCAACTTCTCCATCTGTTCAATGAACTGTCCGCCGAACCGATCCCAGAAGTCACCCCAAACTGTTACACAAACCGCAATGCTCATGTCAATCCCAGCTCAGATCGAGTCGGCGTTGCAGATCCCATTGACCTGCATCAAGTCTCGCGTTGCGAAGTTTGAACAGTTCAAGATTCGATGCGAAAGTTTGCGCGTTCTTGCCTTGCAACGCCACATCTGACAGGAGTGTTGACGAGTTGTCGTGCATGATGATGTCTTGTGACTTGCGAATTGTTTTGCCCATCCGCACAGCGCGACGCTCATAATCGTTGTCTTCAAAGTATGCGGGATGGAATGCTTCGCAGAACAGTCCGACATCTTTCACAACTTCGGATCCGATCCACGCGCAAGCCCACTCTGGTGAACCAGTTAGATGAATCTCATCTCGGTCGCATCCGTTCCAGAACTGTTCAAGTTTGTCTGGTAAGAACCAGGCGTCCGAGTTGAGAAGAATCCAACCCGATGCGAACGGTGTCATCTTGATACCAAGATTCCATGATGTCGCAACACCAAGGTTGCTAGGCATGTTCATGATGTAGGTTTTGCCGTGACGACTGTTGCGTGGCATCATCAAACAGTCCTCTTCGATCTTGCCTCCGTTGTCGATGATGATGATCTTCTCGACTGGGAAGTCGAGCGAATCAATGCACCGTTCAAGTAGGTCGTATCGGTTGAGAACTGGGATGATTACGACCGGCACCATGCGGACAACTCCTTCATTGTTGGCTTCCAATGCTGTTCAAATACTGTGTCGGCTCCGTACCCTCGGGCATGGGTGATCGCCTGCTCAGAACGCCCTCTAGGCGCGTCATACGCCGATTTGAGAGCGTTCACGATGTCAGGTACTGACGGTGTGAAGAACCACGACTTCTGTGCCGCATCCCACCATGGCTGACCTTCAACCGTCCAGCCGTCGCCGACCAGCTCAGGTTGTGCGGTGAAGTTTGAGACGATCACTCGACATCCACACGCTTGCGCTTCAATGACTGGAATGCCGAACCCTTCACCCATCGAGCAAGCCAACAGAACATCTGACGCCGTGTACATCGCAGCCATCAGGTTCTGTGGCATACCGTGCCGATATGCGTACTGGTCGACGATCTTGTACTTGTCTGAACTGACTCCGCAAGCGTCAAGAAGTTGAATCAGATTGATACCAGACATCGCACCCATCGGTTCGGTGTAGAGATACAGAACCGCATCAGGATGATCTTTCGCAAAGATTGAATACGCGAGCAAGTTCTCTGCCCATGCCTTACGCGCAGGTTGACTGCCTTTGTTCGTTGCGACCATCGAGATGACGAATCTGTCTTCTTCCCATCCCATAAACTTACGGCCAGTCATCTTGCCACCATCCGCCAACGCGACAGTCTCAGTCGGTTTGAATACAGGTTCAATCGCGTGAGGAACATAAAGATGATCGATGCCTGCGATGTTGAACATTCGTGAACCAAACTTCGACATCGCGATCGGTTTCACATTCTCACGCGCACACCACTCCAACACATCTGGCGGTGCAGGCTGATGATCAATCGGAACCCATGACGCGATGTTCTTCAACTCTTTCAACGAATCCGACTTCAACACCCACACATCAAACAAAGTCATCAACAATGTTGGTGTTGAAAGATCTTGACTAGCCCATTCCATTGTGTGCGCAACCACAACATCGTCGCTGTATGTCGCGAGTCCTTGTGGATACATTTTGAAACCATTCCAAGTTGATACCGAACCCGCAAGTCCGTACATCGCGTGGACTGCTATTTGGTGGTCTTCTTTCGCGAGCCTTTGGATGACTTGCGCGGTTTGCTGTCCGTATCCGGTGGCAGCCCAAGGTGCGTTTGAATACCAGACGACTCTAAGTCGGTCGGGATTGGTTGGTCTGATATTTCCAAGTAGTGCGCTGCGCCCGCTCGGACTAATCTCTCCGCCAACGCTCCTGGCATCTCCACTGGTATGCCTTTTACTATTACTGTTTCCCACATGATCCTCCTAAGAATAGTGCAGGAATAGATAAAGCCTCGGCAAGTCCTGCACGACCGACCGAGGCTTAATCTTAGTCACAGCCCTTGCGGACTGCTATGTCTTTATTCGGATTAGTTCCTGATTATCAGGATGCGCCACCGATGAAGTATTTGACATGTGATGCTTGTGGCAAGTTGCCGTCAACACGCATTGTTGCGCGGAAGGTAACAAGACCAGTATTGAATGCAAAGTCATCGCTTCGATCCAAACGGATGCCACCAACTTGGCGAACATAGTACGAAGGAAGGTGTCCGAAGATAACCGACTTCGCTGCTGTTCCTGTTGATGCCATTGCTGGGTTCTCGAATACTGGGTATCCGAGGAGCAAGTCTTGCGCATCGGCGTTGAGTGCTGGTGCGAACACATAGTTGCCTGCTGTGTCCTTGAGAGAGCGCATCTTCGCGATTGAAGACGAGTTCATCTGGAAGCCTGAACCAGCCAAACGACGACCTGCTGTGTCTACCGAGTAGACGAGGCTGATCAAGTTGTCTGCTGTGAACTGACCGGTTGTTGCTGTTGCACCGGTGATACCAGAACCTGCTGCTGCGACGATACCTTTTGGTGCGCTTGAGCCTGAACCAGTTGTCAACGCATCGTTAACTCGGAAGCCAAGTTCGTTGCCGACCTGTGTTGCCAAGAATGACAAGATGTCAACACCACTGTCTTCAATCAACTCGGTTGAGAGTTGTACGAGGAATGAATACTTGTATGCACCCAAAGTGATGAACGAGTTGAAGATTGGATCCGACTCAGTGATTGATGCGCCTTCGCCAATGATTGCCGCAGTTGAATACTGGGCAAGCGATGGAATCTGAAGGTTCTCACCTGATGCTGTGTTCAACACAGTTGAAGTTGTGAGCATCGGACCAACGTGACGAGCAAGCATGATCACTTGGTCGTAGAACGAAGTCGGTACTGGTGAACCAGCCGAGGACTTTAGAACATCGCGCTTCTCAAACGAATGCGAACGAACTTCGCCTTTTGCCATTGAGCGGATGACTTCTGCATCTGAACGAACACCGCGTGGAGCGTCAGCGACAGGACGAACCTGATCTGCCATCTCGCGTGTTGCTGCATCCAAACGAAGTTCACGAGCCTCATCGGCACGCATCTTCTCGATTGTTGCTTGACGATCCTCAAGTTCTTTGCTGATCTTCTCGTATGTCTGTGTTTCTTCTGCTGTCAAGTCGCGCTTCTCAGCGGTTGCAACATCAAGAATCTTCTTTGCGGCTTCCCACGCTGTTGCGCGTTGTGCCATTTGTTGTTCAATAAATTGTTTCATGGTTTCCTCGTGTGTAGTTGTGATTGGATATGCGAATCTAGTTGTCTTCCGAT